TCACGGGCTTATAGCCCAGCTCCTTTATTGCCGCATCGTCATTGGTGGAGAGGTGCGCCCCTGCGGGGTGCGTCACACCGTTGATTATAAGCGGCGATTGCAACTCAACCGGCAGGCGTAAATATTCGGGATACCCGCCCGCCAGCTTGGCATAGTTTGTGTTTAGCATTGTTTTCTCCTTTATAGGATTAAATTATATGAACCGTCTGTATTTGGTGTAGCATTGTAAGGTGTATCGGAGGGTATTGCAAAAGCGGGGACAACGCCATCGCTATTATTAGAAGAGTTGCCATAAACTGTAATACCACCCAAATAATCAACATATTTCACGCCGCCATGGTAGCCGGAAGTAGACCCTCCGGTGGAATATTGTGAAGATAACCACCATTCCTCTCCATAACCATTTTTCGTTCGTATTCTGCTTGCATCGTTTTTGTATAATTGCAAACCTACTCCTTCCAATGCAACTTTACCTTCATAGGTTTGATTCGCTCTTCCGCTCATCATAGTCAGCGTTGGAACAAACATCTTACGAGTAACACTCTCAGAACCGGCGAGCGCGAACGTTACATCCATCATTTTATTACGAAGTTTCTGAGGCATTCTATTGTAAATAGTTGTTTTTACCAAATTGTCCAAAGTGCTGTTGGCGTAAACAGAATACTCACCAAATTTCGAACTGGAATAGATGTTTTTCCTCACCAGTACCACGCCGCCGCTCACAAGATTATCCTTGTCCGCTATCTCATAGTTAGGTGTACCCGCTCCACCGTCCGTGCCTACATTTATCAACGTACCCAGCGGTAAATCCGATATGGGCGCACCGCCGCCCCCCGCCATCATCATTCTGCGCCGCAAAGCAAACTGCAAGGGTATCATGCGCTCACAACCTCCTGTACTGCCCACACACCATCAAACACATCAAATTCATACGCTTTAGATGCTTCAATGGTAGGGGCCGAGCCCATAAATGCGCCACTAAATGACACTGATACGCTGCTTCCCGTAGAAAACATGCCGTGCGCCCAGCCGGAAGCGGGCGGGGTAAACACGTATGTACCCACAGGAGAGGATACGTTATATATGGTGTTAGCCGTCAGCGCCGCGCCGCTGGCGGGGAGGGAGGAAGCCATAACAGGCGGGGTCTGGTAGTCCACGCCGCCTACGGCCTGCGCCACTTTACCTCCCGCACCCTTGAGCAGGCCGTTAATGTTGGTCGCGGTGTCGGCGGTTATCTCGTTGGGGCCAGCGGGGCCCTGTTCACCCTGTATGCCGGGGTCGCCTTTCGCTCCCGTATCACCCTGCGGACCTTTGATGCTGGTACTTGCGGGGTTATCCAGTCCACCGTTATTGCTCCACGAGATTATGCCCTCGGCAGAGACAGCGGGGGTAAAATACGGCCCGGTGTCGCCCTTGGGGCCGTCCGCGCCCTTGGGGCCTTGGATACCCTGCGGGCCTTGCTCACCCGTATCGCCCTTCGCGCCGGGGTCGCCTGTCGCGCCTTTTTCTCCCTTGGGAACGCCGAACTTAAAGGCAAATACCTTTGCGGTATCTGCGCCGGAAGCTGTCACTTCTACAGTAGCGGGGGTTCCCGCGTCAAGGGTAGTCACCGTGGCGGTAGGTGTGCCGAATCCGGCAGCTTCGCCCGTGGGGCCTTGTTCGCCCTTGGCTCCAGTGTCACCCTTCACGCCGGGGTCGCCCTTGGGGCCCGTATCGCCTTTAGGGCCAGTGGGGCCTTGCTCACCTTTTGCGCCCTGCAAGGGGCCGTTGTTTACCCACTTGGAGTTTACGCCGTCCCAGATATATATATCATACGGTTCGCCCGCGCCCACGCCGTAAGCGTCACCAGCGGAGGGGTTAGATACTCCGGCTTGCAATGCGGAGAGGGAAGCGTAATAGCCCAACACGGCAAATCCTTCGCCCGTATCGCCCTTGGCTCCCTGTGCGCCCTGTGGCCCCCGTATATTGACTGTGGCGGGGTTATCCAGCCCGCCGTCATTACTCCACGACAAATCGCCGTCAGCGGTCACAGAGGGCGTATAGTGCGCTCCTGCGGGGCCTCGTTCGCCTGTGGCTCCCGTATCGCCCTTGGGACCCGTGTCTCCCTTGTCTCCGGGGTCGCCTTTGGGCCCTTGGATACCCTGTTCACCTTTGGGGCCAGTGGGGCCCGTTGCTCCCGCGGCTCCTGTGTCGCCTTTATCGCCTTTCTTGCCTTCGGGGCCTTGGGGACCGACGGGGCCGGGAGTGCCGTCCTGCCACGCCGAGCCGCTTGCGGTTCGAGTGAGTACCTGCCCCGGCGTTCCGCCCGCCGGCAATCCCCCGCCGCCGGAACCGCCGCCGCTCTGCGCTGCCTCGTTTATGGCCGCTACAAGGGTATTCTTGTCCGCGGTGGTCAGATCGTCCATGTCGCCGATTTTTGCAAGGAGTTGTTCGTACTGCGTCAGGGATATATCCGGCAGTTCGCCATCCGCAGCGCCGAACGGCAGTACGTCAAACCATACCGGGCCCGCGGTCACGCGGCTGTCGGCCTTTATGCCGGATAGTTTCAGTTCCCAGCGTCCTGCAGTGAGGTTTATTCCCTGCTCTGCAGTGATTTCGCCACTTGTGAGCTCCGCGGTTATGGTCTTATCTCCGCATACAAAATAGGCCGTGATAACGCGGCCCTTCCAGTCGGCGTCAAACGCAAATTTTGCAGTCAGATAGTTTATGCTGTCCGCCACCACAAGTGGTGTACGCAGCATAAGCCTCTGCCCGCGTATAATGCCTGTAAGCATAGTCGCCCTCCTACAGTTTGTATTCTATGACATAAGTGCCGGATATTTTATTCACTTTTACCCGGTCGCCCGCTTTCAACGAGAGCGCGGCGTTATATTTATAGCGTTTCTGCGTAGCGGTAGTTTCACCGTCAAATTTTAATGTGGCTTTGCCGCCGGACACTGCCACCACAGAGGCAAATTTCGCCGCTGATGGCCTGCGCTTTTGTAAAAACAGTGCTTCCTGCTCCTGATATATCACACGAACACCACCTTTTTTGCCTGATGCTCCATGAGGGCGCCAGGGCGTATCTCTATTTTCCAGTCGGTTTCCTCGTACACGCCTACCAGCTCCCCGTTATACAGCGCGATAACATCTCCTACGCCATGGGCCGGGTTTACGGCCGTGTAAAATTTGATTTTTTGCGTTGCAAACATGGATTTCACAGCAAGATTATCCGCGTATTTTTGCAGCGCCGTCTGGCTTGCTATATTATCCAGTTCAACCGGCGTCGCCAATATGCGCCGCCCCCTGCGTACCGTGGACAAAGCGGAGATCATGCTGTCATTTATGCCCGTTGCGGTCATGGGGTTGTCATAGTCAGGGTTAGATACGTTGACGATGAAAACGTTGGGGGCCTCATATATGTCCATTTCCTCTGTGTATTCCGGGGCGATAATACTATATTCGTCGTCCCGATACTCCCGGTCTATGTTGGAGCTGGACGGGGCCTCGTACCTTTCAAGGCGGGCCACCCCATCAAAATCAAACCAAACATCCGAAAAGTTTATCTCGGACAGCAGTGCATTGATGATGGTGAGATATTCCGTTCCTATTTCCCAATCCTCACGGTCTGTGGCAAGAGTGTCCTCGCAATCGTCCATCCGTATGCGCGGTATTCCGGCGTCCCGGATAAGGCTCTGTATCGCAGTCATATATGGCGTCCCCGCCGCAATATAATACCGGGTCTCGGTTTTGGTCTGTTTGAGCCTCAGCGCGCGGTCGTATGCCTCTATGGTGTCCTCGTCCTTGCCGTATTTAGTGTGTTTGGTGGTCAGCGTGCCCACCATGTATATGCCGAGAGGATACTCTATGCCGTCCTTGATGTAATACGGCCTTATTTCATCGTTTAGATAATCCACATTGTCGTTATGCTCGAACACGCCGTACATGGAGGTCTTTATTTCGCCGTCGGCAGCCATGGTGACGGTGGGATAGTCATCCCCCACCGCCGTCAGATTGTGCTCTGTAACAGCCCCGTTGCGTATCACCTCAAAGCGGCTGGCTACTACGCTCATCGTATCAATCATGCTCAATCCTCTCCATGTTGTCCGTTTGCTGTATGCTGCACGAAAATGCCCTGAAAAACTGGTCTATGCTCAGCTCGAAGCCCATCAGCGGGCCGGTGCACAGGCAGCCGTGCTGATCTCTGTATATCACGGTCTTGCCCAGCAGTCCCTCAAAAGCCGCTGCCTGCGCCGCATCGTTAAAAGCAGCGTTAAAACTGTATATTTTGGTTATTTGCTGCGAGGTCTCAGCCACGGGATACCGCCGCCCGGCGTAAAACTGATACGCTACATCCTGATACGCCGACACGCCCAGCGGGCTATTCTGCGCGGTGGAATATTCCAGCCGCAACCATTGCATTTCACCCAGCGCCGCTATCTCCGGCGCGTCTACCGAAAGTGTGACCGTGACCTCATTGGACATGGAGTAACTGTCTCCAGCAACGCCGCGCACTTTATATTTGTGCGTCCCTATGGCCATTTGGTCGGAGTATGTGTGTGCCGTGGTTTTTGCTATTGGTATGTCATCGCGGTAGATATAGTAAGTTTTGTGATCCGTTTCTGTCCACGCAAGGGCCGCTTTTTCGCCGCCCGCGGCAAAAAGTGTTATTGGCGCGCCGGGGGTGTTGGCAACGGTAAATTCAGCCGTTCCCCAATCGCTCCAAAGGCCGTATTCGTTCTGTATCCGCACCGCGGCTATGTGCGCGCCATCAGCCAGATATTCTTTAACCTTATACTGCTTGTCAGTGCTGTAAGCGGTGTGCAATACTGCATTGTCGATCTTTATTTGATAGGCAAGCTGCCCCTCGCCGGTCCATGTTATTTCCGGCCGCGGGCTTGAGGTAGCATATACCGTTGGAGTCGGTGGTTTGCCCTGGGCCGTAAATGACGCCTCTTCGCTCCATGCGCTAACTTGATTGTTTGCGTTCGTGCAGCGCACGCGCCATTTTACGATGCCTGCGGCAAAAGTGTTTGGAGGTATATTTACATTAGTGTTTGCCGATTCTGCGGAGGCCAACGCAGTCCAGTCAGTGTGAGATGCGTCCTTATATTGCAGTTCGTATTTTTTCTGTGCTAACCCCTCACGGCTTGCGTATGTCCACTCAAAATTTATCGTATCCCAGCTTCCGGCGTATGTGTTTTTCGGTTTTACTGTCGTTACGGTTATTTTGTCGTTCGGGAGTAAGTCCTTTATGAAGTAGTTGCCGTATTGGTTTTGGTCGTCTTCCAGTTGTGTCGATTGTGGGATTGCAAAAGCGGGGACAACCCCGCCCGAGCCCGAGGGGCGGTAGCTGAAGGAGGAGCCGACCGCGTTGACGCTCCACGCGCCGTCAGAGGAGTTCTGCGAGGAAAGCCACCAGAGGGTCGATGCGCCCCCCTTTTTCTTTATGCGCCTGTTGTTGCTGGTGTAATATTGGAGAGCTTTGCCCTCCGCAACTCCGCTGTTATTGCCAAAGCCCGCCATGGTGTAGGTCAGGGCGAACATCTTGCGGGTTATGCTATTGCTGCCTTTGAGAGCAAAGGTAACATCTATCATTTTTTCGCGCAGCGTTTGCGGGAAACTGTTGAATATCGTATTTTTTATAAGATTATCCAGTGTTCCGTCCGGGTATAGGGTCGAGTTTCCAAACTCCGATTCTTCGTATGCATTTTTGTATACCAGCACTGTGCCTCCGGATACGAGGTTATTTTTATCCGCCACTTCGCATTGCCTGTTTTCTTCGGTGCCTACCGGGATGAGTATTATTGCCCCGAGCGGCAAGTCTGCTAATGTCGCCATATGTTACCCTCCGTACCCCATCCGCACGCTGCGTCGGTAGTTGTTCGCCATGTCTACCAGCTTTTGTATATCGCTTATCTGCGACATATCAACTCTGATATTAAAAGTGTCGCCGCCCACGCTGCGGCTCTCCTGATTATTCAACACGCTGCTCCCCTTCGGTAAGTCTATCAGTTCCGGCCCGTTTTCGCCCACCCAAGTCAGGCCGCCGCGCCAGTTGTCGGTGCCGGCGGCGTTGCGGCCCGCCCTGCCGCTTTTATAGGTAGAATTGCTGTTTTCGTATATGAGGCGCTGCCTCATGTCCCCCAGCGTCACGTCGCCGCTCAAAATGTTGATAAGACTCGTTATCGCCTGGCGAAAACCGCCCTTAAGATTTGTGGTTAGGGTATCTATCTTCCGGCTCATATTTTCCATGTTTTTCTGCGATACCTCATCCATGACATAGCCCATTTCCTCGGCCGCTTCATACCATTGTTTAATCCCTTCTTTTCCCTCATTAAGGATCGGGTTAAGCTTAATGCCGGATTCGCCAAACAGTTTCATTGCAAGATTATTGCGCTCTATGCCCTCCTCCATATCTGCGAGGGAGAATATAACGCGCTGATATATCTCATCCATATCTCGCATATTGCCGTGTGCATCTTTGATTGGCACTTTGAGTTTTCGAAAAGTTTCCGCGAGCTCTTCGTCTCCCTCTATTGCGGCCTGTACGTTTTTGCCAAGGTCTTTTGTCGTGTCCGCTATGGTGTCCAGTGAGACGTCCACCATGCCGCCCGCATATTCCAGTTTTTGCAGTTGCTCGGTGGATATGTTGCTTATATCACTCAGTTCCTGCAATTTCTTGTTATATTCAAGGGTCTCTTTGCCAAGGTTGATAAACGCCCCCGCCACCGTACCCAGCGTACCGGCAACCCCGAGCATGGTCAAATCAACGTCGCCCAAAGTGTCGTCGAGTTCGCCGAGCCCCTTAGGTAGTTGTATGCCCGTTACATCTCCAAGTCCCTCAAGCAAGCCGTTGAGCAGCTCCGTTGCCTGGCCCGTTCCCTTTTCTGCGTCTTTCGCATCCTCCAGTGCCTCGGTGTTGTTTTCGAGGGCGTGCTGTGATTTTATGAGAGCAGCTTCCGTTTCCGTGACTGACTTTCTCATGGCTTGTGTGCGGCTATCGGTCTCGCCGTATGCATTGGCGAGGTCTGCAAGGCGGGCACGTTGGAGGTCGAGTTTATCGTTAAGGCCCTTGGTTACGTCCGCAAGGTTTTCGTTCGTCGCTGCCAGCGCCTCTACGCTGTCCTCATCGTCCTCGTATTGCGCCGCCAGTTTTTTAGCCTCCGCCCGTGTCTGGCTCAAGCCGCGTTCTATTTCCTTGAGTGCGTCCTTGTACTCCTTGTCTCCCGCGCTCTCCCATTTAGTACTGATGGTCGGCATTACTGTGCACCTCCCAAAAAATAAGCGGACAGGCTAAAGGGTTCTTCTTTCTTTGCCAGTCCGTTTTTGATTTCGCTATTTTTTTTTGCTATGGCTATCACCTTGCGCGGCGTCGCCGATTTCCAGAAATCCCTTTCGTTTTGATGCAAATACACTACCCATATAGTCAAATACCACGCAAAATCTATAGGCTGGGGTTCTGCGTGGCGTTCAAGTTTTTTTCCTCGTCCTCGTTTTTCTCTTTTTGTATCAGCGCGGAGCTCACCAGACAGGTTATTATATCGCTCAGTTCCCGCGTCGCGGCGGGCAAGGTGGGCAGTTTGCGGCCCACCTCCCTCACTTCATAACGTTTAGTTGATCCGATGCTGTCGAGATAATCATTGATCATGGCGGTCAGAAATACTATATTGGCCTGAAGGGTTCGCCGTTTTTCCAGCGCGCGCCCGAAGCTGCCGTCAAAATACTCCTGTACATCCGCCAGCACGTTCATGTTGCAGCAGAGGGTCATTTCCATGCCGTCAAACGTATACGGCGCAGTTTTTAGCCTAATGTCCATTCGATCCCCCTTTAGATGGTTGCGCCAAAGCAAAGGTTAATCCATGATTTTGCATCTGCTTCGTTGTCAAGCGTGGCCATTTCGAACAGGTTGTTGTTCTCGCTATCATCGCCGAGGAATTCGCCGGTCGTAGTAGGCGTCTGGAATGTGATGGTGTTGTCCTTCGTTTTAAACGCTCTGCTTGGGGGGCCGAAAAGCACCTTGTAGACAAATACGGCGGTGAACTTATTAACGCCGTCTATCATGTCCGGGGCATAAAAGCCCATGCCTACGTATTTGGCAATATCCTTAGTGGTGCTAAGCAGGCTCTTTGCGTTATTGCTCCCGTTCAGTGTGCGTGTTTTTTCGCTCGCTCCGTACATCAGTTTCTGTGCTGCGTCAGGTATATATTTTACGCCTATGCTGACGGTACCGCCGGTTGCGAGTTTTATGTATTCTGCAAGTCTGCTTTCTGAGTACAGGCGTCCCTCTGCAAAAGTGAGTTCAAGCTGCGCCGTCATGGCCTCACCCATGGATATTGGTGTTTCATAGGTTACCGTTCCGTCGTTATTTTTGTATTCGCCAATTTTTATACCTCTCAGGTCTATCGCAGGCATTTATTTCAGTCCTTTCTCTTTTAAAAAGTTTAGAATTTTAAGTTCCAGCCGAGGCTGGAATATCTCAATCGCTTTTTGTTCCGCTTCAGTCCAAAACCGGCTACCCACAAGGTTCGAGCGCCCGTAATTGAGTACGAATGCTATATATGCGTTTCCGGCATATTTTTTTCGTTTGCTGCCAGGCGGGCCTGGATTACTGCCCGTTGCGGTCACCTCTATATACGGGCTGCCATCGCGTTTTTTCTTTTTGAATGTTTTTATAGACCGGCGGAGCGTGCCGGTGCGAATATGGTTGTGCCTTTCGATGTTTTTTTCAATTTCTTCCTTCGTGATGTCTGCGGCCTCTTGGGCCAGTTCTACGTTGAAATCCTCTACGCCATCTATTACGCTTCTGAGTGCAAGGCTAACTTCGTCGAGCCCTTCTATTTCAAATTTAGCCATATATGCCGCCCACGCCTACCGCCGTCATGGCGATATGGTATAATTCTGTATCCGTCTCATATATTTCCGTGTCAACGGAGCAATTCCAGCCCGCCGCAGCGAGTTTGTTTTTTATATCATCAACAGCAGTTTCAAACGGAGGATTATCAGTGTAGTAATCTACAGCATACATCACTCCAGTTTCTTTTTCCACGCCGTCTGCGTACAGTATCGCAACCTGGCCCATGCATTGATATGTGATGTAGGTGCGTTGGTCGCCCATATAAGGCGGGTGGCAAACGGTATATTTATCGTTAAGTGCCTCCGCTATGGTCATGCCGTCACCACCCTTTGCGCCTTGATCTCGAGATATTCCCGGCGGTCTCCGACATTATCTATGCTGATGATCTCGTAAGGCTCGGCATCCCGCTCATGCCATATGCGGCACTCGACGGTCACAAGGGGCGAGTAGCGCATGGTTATGGTCACGGGCTGCCGCAAGTGCAGTTCTTCCGCCTGATATACCTCCGTACCGTGGGCATTCACCCACATGCACCACACGGGGCCGGGGAAAACATTTTTAAAGTTTTCCGCGCTGAATCCGGCTTTGATGCTGTATTCCGGCGCTTTTATGGTGATTTTCGTTCGCATTTCGCCTGCTCCGGCTTTAATTGCCATCAAAACCACCATCCCTTATATTGGTTGAGCATCGCCCGAACCGTTATGTCTATCTCGGTCGTAGAACCCTGCATCACAGCCTCCCGGTTGGTGTACCAATGGCCTATGAGCAGGAGCATGGCCTGTCGCACAAGGTAGGGTGTCTCCTCGTATCCTGCGGTGTAGGTTATGACTGCGCCGGGCTTGTTTACCGTCACGGTGCCGCGGCGCACGTCTGCGGTATACTCTACCGCCTCGCCGTCCACTGTAACGCTGTCCACGCTTATCACGGGGCCACGCGGGAGTGTCACAGTGCCGCTCACCTCCGGGTAAGCGGTTATGGACTGCTCCGCAAATGACTTTCCGCAATAGTTCTCGCAATATTCGCGGGCCGCGCTTATGAGAGGAGCTATTATATCCTTGTCCTCGCTGGTATCGCCGGGGTTATTCCGCAGATGCAGTTTTACCTCTTCGAGGCTTAGCGGTTCCACTGCTGGGGGTTGTCTTGTTATTACCATTGTCGGCCTCCATGGCTATGGCGTAACAGCCCCTGATGAGCTGCCGCGCCGTTGCCTCGTCTATGTCAATGATGGAGCCGGGCGGGGTTACTCCCTCCGGCCCGGCTGCTAAGGTCAACATTTTGATTTTCATCAGCTCGCCTTCATCTTCAGGCGGCTGAACGCCTCGCCTACTACGGGTGCGCCGTCGCCATAGTACTCGACAACGTAGCCTATCTCGTTGTTGACGGCGTACAGCTCGTTAAGCACCTGTATGTAGAGGCCGTCGCTGTCGCATACCCAATAGCCGGTTTTAAAGTCGCCGTATACTGCCACGTACTTGCCCGCGGCTACGGCGTTAGGCGCGTACTCGGACATATACACGGGAGCGCCCAGCAGCATATCAGGCTGTCCTGCCTGCACGGAGGGCTGCCATATATACTGGCCGTCGCTGTCCTTGAGCTTTGCGATCATCTTGCAGAGGTCGCGGTGCATTACCCAGGAGGCCCCGCGCATATACTGGCCCTTCACGCCGTATTTGCACTCTATCAGGTCGTCGGTGGCCACGGCGGTGGCGGAAGCGGCGGTAACGTCGCGCCCGGTGGCTATGCCGCTGTCAGAGGCGGTAAAGATGCCCAAAGGCTGGTTAGTGCCCGTTCCGCTCATAAAGGCGTTTTCCTGCGCCGCCTCGATCTTGTACAATATGCGGTCAAGCACGGTCTGATCAGGGCTGGGCGCGTGGCGCATGAGGGTCTTGGATATCTTAATCAGTTTGGCAAGGCGCTGGGGCTTAAATTCGCGGCGGCCGAAGGCGATGGTCGCCTCTTCGGGGGCTGCCGCCACCTCGGTTGTCCATGCCACATCAGACGCATCGGTAGTCAGGCTGGGATACCCAAGGCTCTGTGCCTGACCTATGGGGCCCACAACGTTGCATATCTGGCGCATAAACATGTCATTTTTGAGCCCGGCTATGAGCTGGTTGACAAATTCCACGGGTGCGGTCAGATAACCGGCGGTAGCGTTTGTGCCAAGGGTCATGGTGGTGTTTTTGTACCTGGTTATGGACTCGGAATCGCCCTGCAGTGCACGGGCAAATACTTTAATGTGCTCGTCCTTTTTGTCGCCCAGCTTGTCGATCACTTCACCGGCGGCGCGTTCCCGCTCGAGCTGCTTCTGCTCGCGGATTATGTTGGCGTTGAGCGCGTCAAACTCCTTTTCGAGCCGGTTATAGGTCTCGGTGGATTCCGCGTCCATCACGCCGTCTTCAAATTTGTTCATTATTTCGCGCATCTGGGTTGCGGCATTTGCGCGATCCTGCATCATTTCGTAGAGTTTCTTCATCGGTTACTTATACCTCCAAAATTTTTAGTTTAGTCGCTCTGAATCTCTTGCGCTGCTCCTGCAGTGCGGTGTTTATATCTGCTGCGGGCTGGATTGCTCCCCCGTTGTCAGGCTCCCTGTTTTCCGGCGGTTCCTTCGGCGCGTGCTTGTACAGCGCAAACCACTTTTCGGTATCCGCACAAGCCGCGACCTTTTTGTTTTCGATGAGTTCGTTTACAAAGCCCATATTAAGCGCTTCGGTGCCGCTCATCCACGTTTCTGCTGTCATAAGGGCGGATATCTCGTCCTTCTCCTTGCCGGTGCGGGCGGCGTATATGTCCGCTATCTGGTCATTGATGCGGTCGAGCTCGTCGGCGGTCCTGCGTAAGTCCTCCGCCCCGCCGCCGGCGTATGTCCATGCATTATGTATCATCAACGTGGCGTTTTCGGGCATTTTGATGGTATCGCCCGCCATGGCAACCACTGATGCGGCGGATGCGGCGAGGCCGTCTATATGCACGTTTTTTGCCGCCGGGTGGCGGTTGAGGATGTTGTACAGGCTAAATCCCGCAAAGATGTCCCCGCCGGGGCTGTTGATATACACATCAAGGGTGGATATATCCCCCAGCGCCGCCAATTCTTTTTGAAATTGCGCAGGGGTTATTTCGTCGCCCCACCATGACGTATCGCTGATCTCTCCGTACAAAAAAAGCTCACCGGCGTTGCCGAGAGCCTTAAACTCCCAAAATTTATTCATTTTTCAGGGATGCTCCTTTCGCTTGCGCGCTTTTAGGCGCGTTGAGTTTTGCGTTTTCCAGCGGCAGCATGTTGCCGTTGATAAAATATATCTTGCCCAGCCCGTTGGGTATGGGGTTCATATCCTCCAGTTCGCGGATATCGTCAGCACACATCACGCCGTTTTGCCGCATGGTGTTGTAGTAGCTCGTGCGGGTGGCGGTGTCGCCCCTCAGCAGGCTGTTTGTGTTGAATTTAAAATAATACTTCGCCTGCTCCGCCTCGCTCAACAGGTCACGGTAAAGGGCCTGTTCTATACGCACGGATAAAGGATTTATGCAATCCCGGACGAATTCGGCGCTCTGCTGCTCAATATTTGAAAAAGTGGCTTTTTCCAGATCCATGCACATGTGCGGGGGTACGCCGAAAATGCGGCATATCTCGGTTACAGCCCATTTGCGGCTATCAAGGAGCTGTGTCTTTGACATGTCCCTGTCCCACGGCTGCGCCGTGGAGCCGTTTTCCAGAAACATCCATTTCCCGGCGTTTTCTACGCCGCCGTAGTTGCTCTGGAAGTCCTTTTTGAAGCGCTCGTATGCCGTATCGGAGAGTTGCCCCGGATAGGTTATATAGCCGCCGGGGGAAGTACCGGAAAAGCCCCTTTGTGCGTATTGTGTCATGCTGTTATTCAGTCCCAGCACGCTTGCGGCTATGGTCATCGGGTCTTCCGGCGTGCGGTCGCCAAATCTAAAACCGGGGATAAAGACAAAATCGCCCTCCCGGAGCGTTTCTGTTATGCCGTCATAGGTGACGTATATATACTGTTCCCCGTTTTCCCGGTTGGTGTACACTTCCGAGCAGCAGGAGGTGGGCAGATTTTTGAGGTGTCGCACAAAGCCGTATCTGTCCCGCACTATGCGGAGATAACCGCCGCGAGTGAGCAGCATGTTTGCCACAAGCATCTGCATAAGCTCATACGCCGTGGTGGTGCGGTTGGGCAGCACATACAACAGCTTATACAGGGGATGATCCCGTGCCTTTTGTTTGCCCTCCCCGGTATTTTTGTACATGTGCAGGGGCAACGCCGCCATGGTCTTGCTTATCAGGTCAACACACCTGAATACCGCCGCGACCTGCAGCGCCCCCTCTGCGCTTATGGCGTAACCCTGCCCTGCAAGGTACATCTGCCATGCGCTATCATCTGATACGGAGGGCAGTGTTTTAACGTTCGCCGCCCGTATTTCGTATGTTTTGCCAAAAAGTTTAAATCTCTTCACTGTTTACCTCACACTATTCTCAGGCCGCGGTGCTCGTATACGCTGCGCTTGGGTTCCAGTTTTACCGCCGCCGCCATCGCGTCTATCAGGGCGCACATCGGGTCTATCCGCTCTATGCTCCGGTTTTTCATGGGTTTTATGTTCTCGTTGCCGTCCTGGGCTACTACTACATTGCCAAACGCCCAGCGCCCGCAGGGGTTCCTCTCGTGGGTCATTTCGCCCTCGCGTAGGAGTCGCTCAATTTCCTTCATTGCTGGGGACATGCCGCTCATGGTCTGGGGTATGGTGATTATCTTCTGCGCCGCAACCTCCTGCTGCATGAGGGGGCGCAGGGAATCTATGCGCCACTCGTCCGCCGCAATATATTTGATGTCATAGTCCAGCATGAGCTTGTCCAGATAGTTGGCAATATAGGCGTAGTCCACACAGTTGCCGGGGGTCGCGTGCATATGCCCCGCCTGCACCCATTTGCCAAAAGGCACGTGGTCCCGGTGCTCCCGTTCCCGCATGTTTTCCTCCGGGATCCACGCATCCACAAAAAAGCGCCACTCCGTTTCCTCCGGCAGCGGTGGGAAAAGGGCCGCCACGGCGGTCAGGTCGGTGGTGCTGGACAGGTCTATGCCTACATAACAGGGCCGCCCCAGCATATCGGATTTATGCCAGCCCCCTTCGGTATCATCCCATAGGGTGATGGGCAGCCAGCCGGTGCGTTTAAGCGAGATCCATTGATTGAGCCGGAGCCACCGGAAGAGCTTCTCTGCCGCCGGGCTGTTTCGGGCCTTTATCGCCTCGCTGCGCACATTCTCAATTTTGATGGATACGCCCAGCGAGGGATTGGCTAAGTACCAATTTGTTTCATCGTATATGTCCGCGTCCTCAGGGACGGTATAGATTTTGGCGTAAAACGCCGGGTCTGTCAGTTCGCCGCTCAGCACCTTTGTTGCTATTTCGTGCTGTTCCCAACCCACACTTTTGCGGTCGGGGTCGTCGCCCGCGGTGGTGATGCACCATATGATCTGCTCATTCCGTGCAGCACCCGTACCAAATGTCAGCACGTCCCACAAGTCCCGCTTGGGGTGGGCGTGTAGTTCATCTATGATGACCACGGAGGGGTTAAGGCCGTGTTTGGTCGCCGCCTCTGCCGACAGCACTTTAAAGCGGCTGTGTGTGCGGAGATTTAGCATTTCCTTCGTGCTGTCTTTGATTTTGATTATCTTGGACAATACTTCGCTTTGCTCCACCATGCTCTTTGCGGCGTTAAAAGCTATTGATGCCTGGTTCCTGTCTGCGGCGCCGCAGTATATCTCGCCGCCCGGTGCGTCCATGACCAGGTGATACAGGCTCAGCGCGGCGATAAGTTCGGTCTTGCCGTTTTTCTTGGCGATCTCCAAATATGCCATGTGGTACTGCCGCACGCCCTCGGCGGTCACGGTGCCGTATACGGAGTTTATGACCTCTATCTGCCATGGTAAAAGCACAAAGGGTTTGCCGTAAAAATCGCCGGTATGTTTAAGGGCCTGTACAAACTCGATAACTTCGAGGGCCTTGTTCGAGTTAACCACCGTACTTGCTCAGATATGCGGCCATGGGGTCGCTCTCTGCGGCTTTTTTCGCTGCTGCTACACCCATGCGAGCACGGCCCACCGGCGACAGGCACAGCTGCTCGGCGTATTTTATGATATTCTGCCCCTCCCGGCGCATGATGGTGATATATGGGTTTTCCGTTGGCTTGCCGTCCGCCGCCCGGTATATAAGCGGGCCGTTTTGGTATTCCGCCTCGGCTTTTTGGTATATCGCCACACTCTCGCAGTAGGCAGCGAGGGCGGATATGTCCAGATCGTTAATTATCGAGGTGTCGAGCTGGCGGTAGAGCTTTACTACCCTTTTCCATTCCTTCTTCGCCTCCGGGGACAGGTTTTTGGGTGGTTTTAATTTGTCGGAGCAGCCGGTAGGTTCGCCATTCTCCCGGTTTTCCATTGTGTCTTTGGTATGCCGGTTTTTGCCGTTATCGACGAGCTTTAACGGCCTCGGCTTTCTTCCTGTCGGCATAGGCTCCTCCTTTCTCAGATTCTGTATTTGCCTATGATTTTTTTGTGTCCTTTGACGCTGTTGCAATGTATGCAGGCGGGCTGGTGATTGGCGGTATCCCAAAAGCGCGGGTCGCTCGGCCCGTCAGGCGGGTCTATGTGATCCACGCACCGCGCCACCATAGTGCAGCCATCGTCCAGCCGCAGGGCGCAGAGTTGATGTTCCGGGGCCGACAAATACCAGCGGGAGTATTTGCTCCATCGGGCATCATATCCGCGCTGCCGGGAGCTGCCCCGCCGCTCGTCCTGGGCGTGTATCTGCTCCTGCTGCCGCAGTTCGCCCGCCGTCCGGTGCTCATCGCAGTAACGTCCGGCGGTCAGCGCATTACATCCAGGGTACTGGCAAAAATGTAGGGCTCGGCTTGCCATATTGCCGCTCATCTCCCTCAAAATGCTCAAGGGCCGCTCTTCGCAGCCCTTTTGATGGTATTATTATAGCACATAAAGAGTGTGGGAAAGTGTTGAGTTTTATTTATCTCGTTTCGCAATAGGTTTTGGTTTTATGATGCGCGGTGCGGTTCGCGCACAAAAGGTTTTTGCCTTATTATTTTATTTTGTTTATCTTTTTGGTTGACTTTTTAATCTGACAGGTATATAATATAGACATAACAAGAGAGGAGATGAAAAACAATGAAGTACGACATAACCTTTTCCTGCGGCCACACCCACACTGTTGACATCTACGGTTCCGCTGCCGAGCGTGAGCGTAAAATAAAGTGGTATGAGGCAGAAGCGGTTTGTCCCGATTGTTATAAAGCCCAGAAAGATGCCGAAGCCGCCGAAGGGTGCAGCGAAGTTGAGATGAGCTACAGCGAGTATAAAACCAATTATGCGAGCTGCAAAACCAAGCTTAATAGCTACAACAAGGAGACCAAAACCATCGTGGTATATGTACCGCAGACCGAAGATGAGGCTATTGAGGCCGCTAAAAAGGCATATGTCACCTGGGCGAATACTCCGGCCGACATGATCCTTGCGAACCGGGCAGAGTATATAGCCATACATCACAAATATGTGGCCGCGTGGAATCACGCAACACGGGATTTCAGCCGCGAGGCGTGGGGCAAACTGGCGAATTGGGAAACAGAGTATAACTATAATCACGGTTTAGCTTTTGAAATATAGCAAAGGAGGATATAAAAAATGATAACTTTTGAAACGCATGACGAGGCAGCGGAAAATTGCCGTGGTGATGAGGTTGTGGTTGAGGTTGACGGCGGCTGGGCCGTTATGTCCGTAACTGATTATCGCGTCTGGGTCATGCAGGATTAACGGAGGTGAGCACATGACAGATAACACGGTTAAGGCCCTGGGCCGGGCGTATGGTATAATGGCGGCGCAGCTCCCCGACATCATCGGGGCGCACTGCCGGGTGCAGACAGCTAATATGTGGCCTATCCGTGGGCTGGGTGAGGGCTTGCGGTATATGATTATTAACCGCAAACTCACCCCGGAGGTCGATAGAGCTATGCGGGACGCGCTGCAAGGCGCGGAGGATATAACCGATGACGAGCACGCGCTGCCGCTCAACCAGCAAGGCATGTGGGAGCTTGCCTATATGCAGGGCCGGTGCGCCCCCGTGCTCGGCGACGGCGAGTATTTGCGGGATCAGCTCAAGGCCCGCAATCTGACGTTGGAGCAGGCCGCCGAGGCCTGTGAGGTAAGCAAGGCCGCTGTGCACTCATGGTGCGCCGGAGTTAAGCCGATACCGCAAGCGCGGCGGGAGCTGCTGGCGGCAAGGCTCGGGATAATAATATAAGAGGGCTATATCAGCCCTCTTATACGGTATTCTCTTTACGCTGCTATTCTGCCTATCAGCCTGTCTACACCCTGTCTCTCAAGGGTCTTCGCCCAATCAATCGAGACGTGCATTTGCTGCGCTATCCGCTCCCAATATCCCCCTTTTGCCACTCCGTATTTAACGTACCGCAGTCTTATTGCCTCATATTCCAGCGGCGGCAAACACATCACTTCAAATTCTATCATTCCCACCCAATGATCGAGATTTTGTAATTCATCTTCCAGCCGTTTTTTCTTCTTTCGCAGTCTTTTTAATTCCCGCGAAGCTTTTATCACCGTGGCCGGAGTGCTGTCCGGCAGCTCGGTACCGTGCGGCAGGCCCGTAATCTGCCGCGGGTGAAGATCGTATTGCGCTTCGATCTCCTCGTCAACGCTAATTAACAACCGCTCTTTTTCCGTCCTCGTGCGCTCTGCATTACCCCAATACATCAGCAGTCGCCGCACGGCTGCCCGCTCATCTCGCCTTTCCCGCGTTGCTTTTTTCGGATTCAATTTCCCGCCTCCTTTTTGGATTAAAAACCGTCGTTTTTGATGTAATTTTGCAAATCTTTTCGATGACCAATTTGCCGCCGCCGTTTATTTGTAGTTTTGTTGTTTTGGGGCGCCCCATCGCCGTTCATTTTCGAAGCTTCTCAAAAATCGAAAAATTTTTCTTCCGATGGGCCGCCACGGTACCACGGAGGGTTGATTTAGCTTTTTGATGCCCCCCTCCCCTCTATTTCGGTCTGTTTTCTCCGGCACAGGTTCGCCGTGTTCCCCACCGGCGGAGTTGTCCCCGAACCCTCCAACGCTTTTCTCTATCATTCATTTCAACACTTCTTTCCGTGTTTATATGGTCTGCCCTTATTGTAGAGCATTTTCTCCCGTACAATGCCGTCCACATCCAGTTTTTCATGCCCGAACCAGTCCAGTATCCTAATAAGGCAATCGGCCATTTCGACGGCTATGCCCTCGGGCTTGCCGCCCACGCCGGGGTAAATCATGTCGCGGCCGGCGCGGTATTCCTCTACCGCCTCGGACAGCTCGCTATGGCAAAGGGCGACAATCTCCAGCAAGTTGCGAGGCTCGTCCCACCAACCATGAGCAACGGCGTTTTCGTGTATTTCCTGCGCCAGCTTGTACAGCGGCTCCTCGTTGTTGTGGATCGTTATCATTTTTCTTCCTCCCATATCAGCGGCTGCCCCTCCGCGTCTACCATTACGCACACGCCGCCTTTGTATGTTCGCAGGTATTGTATCCCCGTGAGGTTATCGACATATATTTCATAATACCTCGGACTCGCATCCAGTAACCACAGTCTACGATTGCCAGCCTCAGCCTTTACGCACCCGTACAGGGCGAGGGTCAGCAGGGTTAATATTGTTATTGCTATTACTCGTTTCATTTTTCCTCCTTCGGTGGTTCTGGCAATGGCATCCAATGAGTAACCTCGGCACGTCCACGATGGATAAAGTGGTCGATTGCCAGATACCCTTTGTCGATATTTGGCACTCCATTTTTACTTCTGGTAGCCACCAGCACTTCCACTTGGTCTTCAGGTAATCTATCCCTCACGCTTATCCAGTTCATCAGTTACCTCCTTCGGGGGGCTCCGGCATGGGCATCCACGCAATAACAGGATTACCTCTAAACCATAGTCCGCCAAACTTTTCTATGGGATATAAAAGCCCCAGCATGTCAATGTCAGTGCTGCCGGGATCGTAGTAATACCACCATTCCGGCAATAATTGTCTCATGCGTATCTCGCCGCGAAAAATCTGTCCATCTTGCAGCAGGATAATCACCGGTTCCTTTTCTTCTGGTAGTCTGTCTCTCACTTTAATCCAGTTCATCGGCTTCCTCCTTATCCATTTTCGCCCTGTCTAATACGCAACCCGAGAGCCATATTCTAAGCCGTTCCTTAGCCGCTTCGTGCTCTATATGCTCTTTACTCATTTGCCTCCTCCGGCTTGCTCGCACCTTAGCAAATATTTCTTCCCGTGCTATGCCTATACCCAGCGCTTCAACATCTATGTATTTACTCATTTGTCTCCTCCGGCTCGCTTGTACCATCGAAAATGCCTAAAATCTGTTGGAGCAATTCAATCTGCCCGTTTCTGTGACCATAGCGATACCCGGTTGTATACGTTTCGGCCGTGTCTCCACTGTTCTTGTCTTTTTCAGCGACGAGCGCCTGATACTTAGCCCTCAAATCTTCAAGTTCCACAGCTGGAGCAACATCGGCGGCAGGAATACTGTCAAGGAGGTCTATGCAGTCCCTAAAACAGTCTGCCGCCTCATTGTCCCCGTCTAATACGCAATCTGTGATCCACATTCTAAGTCGTGTCTTTGCATCTTCTCGCTCTATGTGCTCTTTATATTCTTTACTCATTGTCCGTCCTTTCTGCGTTCAGCCATTTTCCCAGCGTTCTCTGACATTCCGATATGCCCAGTTCGCAGAGTGTTCCGATCCATTTGGCGCAATAAACCGCCGCCGGGCAGCAGTCGCAGTCCATTATCTCGGCGAGTTTGTCCGCCAGCCATTCGGCGGATTGCTGTTTTAGGTATTCGTGGTTAGTCATGCCGCTCACCTCCTGTTTTGTCCATTTTAGCCCCGCAGTTGGGGCAGTACTTAAAAGGCGATATCGGTGCATCAATAAGACTTCCGCTGAATCCGCATAGCGAGCAAGTCGGTCTCAACGCCCGCTCAATCCACTCCCCATGCACCACCGGGGCAGCGTCGGCGGCAGGGATAGCCCCCATGTGTAAATAGTCCTCTATCACCGCCGCAGCGCAGGGCCAGCCGTAGCATACCGCGCAATAGTAGCCCTCGGCCATAGCGCCGCTCATAAACTCGTTTTGATTTGGCGTTGGATTGTTGGCGCCAGTTTTGAGCTCGACGTATATGCCATGGTAGCCGCCCCGGGCCGCAGGGATAAATACATCGGGCACGCCGGAATGTACCCCCTGCCATATCAGCCGCACAGCGGTGCGCTTATCGCGTAAGCCGCCGTTGGGTATGTGGTGGTAGAGCGTCAGGGCCGGATACTGCGTCCGCATCATCCGCGCCCAGTTGGTCAGGGCGGTCTGGTGCTCGTCCTCTTTGCCTATTACCGGCTGGGCAGGTCGCCATACGGGTATACCCGCCCGGTTGGGGGTCATGGTGTAATCTTTCAGCAATTGTTTTTTACCTCCTTTTTGATATCGTCGTAAAATCCGACGCATTTACAAGGCCCCGGCAAAAGCCTCGCGCTTTGCGCCGCTTAACACCGCCGCTTGGGCGGGATTTTGACATATTTGAAATAGGTAAAGCCGAACTCTGTCGCGCCGCTCTCGACGAGGATATAATCTTTCGGAGAGCGCGGCGGTTTGGCCGGCGTGTAGTTGCGTTTTATTGGTTTTGTCTGCTCCCTGCCGCAGGGGGCAAGGTTGCGGGTCGCCATGTAATGGTGCCCGCCCTGCTCCGGTGTCCAGTGGTTAAAAAGGTAATTGGCCAATCCCGTATAATCGGGGCCGTGGTCTATGCCGTCATAGTGGATGTGCGCCCGGAGGTGCTCGCAGCGGTTGACGCTGCCCAGCGTCCATTGTTTGCGTATGGCCTCCTCCGGCACTCCGTCCGTCAGCATGTGGGCGTGTATGCGGTGGGTGTTTTTGCCGCGCCCCATGTAGATAACGATTTTTGCCTCCGGGTAGGCGTAGAGCAGCCGTCGGCGGAAATTGACGCAGAGGCGGCGGAAGTCCTTAAAATCGTGTACCTCGTGCTCGTCGTCCTGTGTCAATGTGCTGTACAGCGAGGCCGGGGTGAAGTTTTCGTTGATGATCCGGGTATGTGCCCGGCGGGCTACCTCAGAGTTAAACCGCGCCCTTTCTTCGTCCGTCTTAAACCTCGGTTTTCGCGGGCGGTAGGGTTTTTGCGTCCTGTCGCCCACGGAGTATATAATCCGCTCCAGCACCACGCCGGAATATATATCACGCCGTACCCGTTGCATGGCGGCCTCCTTTTTTAATAATCAGGTCTTGGCCCTTTGCCGGGGGCGGTGGTTTGCGGTGCGGGCGTTTTCCCGTTGGCCGCACCTGCCGCCACCCTATCATAATGGAGGACCGGGTGATTGCCGCACCCGGCAAAAGGTCAAGTCCTGCCCGTGTTACCGGGCAGGCTTTAATGCGTGTATGTCCTCGGTTTTCTTCGTGCGGCGCGGGATAAATATCTGCTCTATCACTTTGTCGCTGTGGTCGTCCATGAGCCTGTCCGCCTCAAGGATATGCAGCTCCCGCCCGTCGATGCAGAGGCGGCATGAGCCCTTGTACTGGGCATATGTCCGTCTGGCTTTTGCAAAGTCGTTGGTCTTAATAATGGTCTGCGTCCCGGCGGGTGTGCGGATCAGGACGGTGTAGGTGGGTAGTTTTTTCTTCTTCATTTTCTTTTCCTTTCTTCTTCCCTTCTTTTCGCCTTGTACTCGTTGTACATCGCCCTATACCGGTAGCTGTCCCCGAATACGTTCCACGCGGCCTTTACAAGATTAGGCTCGTAGGGACGTATTTTTTCAAGTTCTTCTACTGCCTTCGCGGATATCGCGCAGCCGCAGCAGCCAGTACGTTTCAGGCCGTAAACCTCGTAAGCATCGGAGTAGCGGATACCGTAGTAGTCCTTGTACCATCCCTTATCAGCATCGGACACATAGTACAGAGGTTTGAGCCGGTATTGTCCGCTTGCCGTCTGAGAGAAGCAGAGCGATGTATTATCCTTTCTGGGCACAGACCTCATGCCGCCCTCGTCTCGGCGTTCGCCGGTTATAACCATGTCAAAGCCTTTTTGGATGTTGTGCGCAACGGCCTTTTTGCAAACGTCGCAGCAGTGGTTACTTATCTTGAATTGCGGCGGGTTTTCTTTGATGAAATCCAACATATATTTGGACGAGTTGATTACGAGCTGAATTTCCGGGCGTGGTTCGCCTTTGCCGTTACAGCAGCAAAGAAAACTTATCGTTGTTTTGCAGCCCGGATAGCGTTCGCACAGTTCCGCATATTTTGCCGCCTTGTCCTCTGCTTCGGCATATTCATCCGCGATGCTCAGAGGTATGTTTTTCTTCTGTACGCCTTCCAAACCGGCGGACATTATTTTTGATACAAACGGTTGTCCATACTCTCTTGTCGCCAGCACAATATTTTTCTTCGGGCGATATTCTGTAATTTCCACGCCGTACTTATCTGCCGTCTCGCGGACGTGGCGTTTAATCGCCTTCATCTCAAGGCCGGTGTTGAAGAAACAATATTTAATTGGCGGAAGGTCGAATGTGTGCCGCACTTCCTCGATCAGGTGCAGCATAATATCGCTATCGCTGCCGCCAGAATAGGAGCATATCGCGTTCGGGTGTTCCACGAGGCGCTTTGCAACTATGCTTTTTATGGCCTCAAACTTCTCAGGTGCTGCAAAATCGGCATAAGCCGGTCTGTCCGTATAAACTCTGCTGTGAAATTGCTCTTTTGACATTTTTTAGTCCTCTCCCAAATCCCCGATTAGGTCAACGCCTATTTTCGCCAGCTCGTCGGCGGAGTATTGGCGCTGAATGTGGTTCATAAAATAACTTCCAGCGATTTTTTTGACGTTGGTTTTCGCCGCCGCGAGGTAGCCCTCAAATTTTTCCGAGTTAAATAGGGTGCAGGGGCGCATATATTCCTGCATGCTTGTCCCCTTCCACATCGCCCAGCGGCTGTCTATTACCCGGCGGCAGTCCTCAGGCGTATGGCCCTCCGCAATGCGGGCGTTGATATAGCTGCGGTTTTTCGGCGTTTTTTGATATTTCGTCCCGGCGATGGTGTTGAGGTAGTCTATGATCGCATCGGCGGCGGTCGTGTCAGTGATCGCATTGCGGGCGGTAACCTCTCCGGTCTCCCGGTCTATCGTTACTATCAGGGCGGGCCTGCCGTTGATGCTGACAGCGGCCCGGCCTTTTG